CCTGTTGCTCCGTCGTAGCCAGTAGCGCCTGTACTGCCATCATATCCAGTAGCACCTGTAGCGCCATCGTAGCCAGTAGCACCAGTACTGCCATCATATCCTGTTGCACCTGTTGCTCCGTCGTAGCCAGTAGCGCCTGTACTGCCATCATATCCAGTAGCACCTGTAGCGCCATCGTAGCCAGTAGCACCAGTACTGCCATCATATCCTGTTGCACCTGTAGTGCCAGTTAGACCAGTGGCACCAGTTGCACCATCTAACCCAGTTGCACCCACTGGTCCTGTTGCGCCAGCCGGTCCTTGTATTTTACCTACGTCAGTCCATGTACCACTGATTTTAACCCAAAGATCACCAGTAGTTTGGTCTATAACACCATCACCATTAACTGCACTTGGGAATGCAGTATTCAATGTTGTTTGTGGATTATTTGGTGGATTTACATATACGTCAGCAACACTGCCAATAATTGATACACTAGTACCATCTGCACCTGTTGCACCAGTTAGTCCAGTAGCACCTGTAGAACCATCATATCCAGTAGCACCTGTTGCGCCCAATCCAGTAGCACCAGTACTGCCATCATATCCAGTAGCACCTGTACTGCCATCATATCCAGTAGCACCCGTTGTGCCTGTCAATCCAGTCGCACCTGTAGCACCATCCGGGCCGGTAGCACCTGTAGCGCCATCATATCCAGTCGCACCTGTACTGCCATCATATCCAGTAGCACCAGTACTGCCATCATAACCAGTAGCGCCTGTAGCGCCATCATAACCAGTAGCACCGGTAGCACCACTAGAACCAGTGTATCCAGTTGCGCCAGTAGCACCATCATATCCCGTTGCACCTGTAGCACCTGTTAAGCCAGTTGCACCAGTAGTGCCTGTCAATCCAGTAGCACCCGTTGCTCCATCTGGCCCTGTTGCGCCCGTAGTACCTACTAAACCAGTAGCACCTGTTGTGCCTGTTAGACCAGTAGCACCAGTTGCACCATCATATCCCGTTGCACCAGTACTTCCATCATATCCAGTAGCGCCTGTTGAACCTGTTGGACCTGTTGCGCCCGTTGCTCCGTCAAGTCCGGTTGCACCTGTTGATCCTTGATAACCAGTAGCACCGGTCGTGCCAGTTAATCCAGTAGCACCTGTTAGACCTGTTGCACCAGTAGAACCATCTGGTCCAGTAGCGCCAGTTGTACCGGTCAATCCAGTAGCACCTGTTGCTCCATCTGGTCCAGTAGCACCAGTTGTACCGGTCAATCCAGTTGCACCTGTAGCACCTGTTAAGCCAGTTGCACCAGTTGATCCATCATATCCAGTAGCACCCGTTGCTCCATCTAAGCCAGTAGCGCCTGTAGTACCTACCAAGCCAGTAGCACCTGTAGCGCCATCATATCCAGTGGCACCTGTTGTGCCTGTTAGACCAGTAGCACCTGTTGCACCATCTAAGCCAGTAGCACCCGTTGCTCCATCATATCCAGTTGCTCCAGTACTGCCATCATAACCCGTGGCACCAGTACTGCCATCATATCCTGTTGCACCGGTTGCTCCGTCATATCCTGTTGCACCTGTTGCTCCTTCATAACCTGTCGCACCTGTTGCTCCTTCATAACCTGTCGCACCTGTTAATCCAGTAGCACCTGTTGCTCCATCTAATCCAGTTGCGCCTGTATCTCCGGTGGCACCCATGTCACCAGTAGCACCAGTTAAACCAGTAGCACCAGTTGATCCATCATAACCCGTAGCACCAGTTGATCCGTCATATCCAGTAGCACCTGTTGTACCAGTCAAGCCAGTGGCACCAGTAGCACCTACGTCACCGGTAGCACCTACGTCACCGGTCGCACCTACATCACCAGTGGCACCTGTTAATCCAGTAGCACCTGTTGCTCCGTCAAGTCCTGTTGCACCTGTATCTCCAGTGGCACCCATGTCACCTGTGGCACCTGTTAATCCAGTAGCACCAGTAGCACCAGTTAAACCAGTTGCGCCTGTATCTCCGGTGGCACCCATGTCACCAGTAGCACCAGTTAAACCAGTAGCACCTGTAGCGCCATCATATCCAGTCGCACCTGTACTGCCATCATAACCCGTAGCACCAGTACTGCCATCATATCCTGTTGCACCTGTTGCTCCGTCGGTGCCAGTAGCACCTACATCACCAGTAGCACCCATGTCACCAGTAGCACCTGTTAGTCCAGTAGCACCAGTGGCGCCATCATATCCAGTCGCACCTGTACTGCCATCATATCCAGTAGCACCAGTACTGCCATCATATCCCGTTGCACCTGTAGCACCTGCACCCGTGGCCCCAGTTAAACCAGTAGCACCTGTAGCGCCATCATATCCAGTCGCACCAGTACTACCATCATATCCAGTAGCACCAGTACTGCCATCATAACCCGTAGCGCCTGTTGAACCATCGTATCCAGTAGCACCGGTTGTTCCTGTTAGACCTGTTGCACCTAATCCAGTAGCACCAGTTAAGCCAGTAGCACCTTGCAAGGCAACAGCAAATACTCCGTTGCCATACAATACATTTGCTGGACTACCGTCTAAATTTAGAGTAGCGATATTACCTATACCACTAACATTACCTACAGCGACTGAGTTAGCAGTTCCAGCCGTAACAGCATATGCAGCATTAGCAACGGTTCCGGTTACATTAGCACCAGTAATGTGATTTAATCCAGAACCATTAGCAATTATATTATCTACTGATAGTGTATTAGAAGTATTATTGAATACAAAATTAGCACTACCGGCAAATAAACCAGCATTGTTATATTGAACTTGAGTATTACTTCCAGCAATACCACCACCTGCGCCAACATTAGTCCAAGTTAAGTTTCCAGTACCATCTGTTGTTAATGAGTATCCTGTTGTACCGCCTGTAATATGAATATTACTTACCATACCCAATGCTACATTTGCTGTATTTGAGAAATTAACTGCCCCGTTACTAGTTAATCCGGTTAAAGTTCCCAATGAAGTAATGTTTGGTTGTGCGTTTGAATTGCTAGTAAAAGTACCATTGAATGAGGCTAACCCATTACTTGGAGTAGCAAAGTAATTACTTAATACTTGTTCTGGATTGATATCAATGTTTAATTGTTGTGCAGAACTTGTGATAGTAACATTACTTTGTGTATTGTCTGATCCTCTTCCTACTCTTAATGAAGTAGTAGATACTTGTAAACATGCGATATTAGCCGAAATAACTACATTGCCAGTTGGATTACTAACTGTTATACCGGCGCCAGGTGTTCTATTAACAGAGGTTACCGCAGCATCTGCGTTAGCATTAAAAAGTTGTGTGAAGTTATCTTGTGTCTTTTGAAAAGCCGTTCTTATTGCATCCGCAGCAGGATCATCCGGAAACGTTCCAAAATCTATGTTATTTTGACTCATGTTAGTGTTACCTATTTATAATGTATTTATCGTTATTTGAGAAACGGTGACCCAAAAAAATACCCGACTATTGCCGGGTATTTTAAAGTACGATTCTTTTATAGACCGCTTAATTTTCTGTAGTCTTTTAATAAATCATTAGACTCTTTCATTGGACTACCTAATCCATCAACTCCCATACGATTCTTTTGACCATTGATAACTGGAACTGTTGTTTGACCAGTAGATTTTTGTTTATTCAATCCACCACTGATAACCTTAGTCATAAAGTCAATGTCAGCTTCAAAAGTATCATCTGCGCTATTAGCGTATGATTCATCTACTTTTGTGTCTTTCTTGTATTTTTCGTCTTTCTTGTCATCGTATTCAATATCTTTTTTTACTTCTTTACCGGCTTCTTCACCAGTAGTATCTTCTTTACCTTCAGTAGGACTTGAATATACTTGACCTTCTTCTTCATCAGCACCTGCATCCGCTGTTGCTAATGCGCTATTAGCCGCTGCATTACCTGCGACATCAGCATTAGTATTATCAGCACCAGAGTCTGGAGCATTTTCAGATACTTCAAATTCCATTTGATCTTCTGATTCTACTTCATCTACCATTTCTTTTGAACCACAAGAATGACCAGCTTCCATCATGCCGCCGCATTCATTGCAAGTTTCTTCTTCACCGTGCATATGATCTTCTTCGCCGTGTCCTTCGTGACCTTCTTCACTTTCGTAATCACCGCCACTTGGCATTTCGCCGCCTGCGCCTGATAACTTTCTCATCAATGCCATCATACCGTCATGGTCATCAACTACTTCAATGCCACCAGGAGCTTGTGTTGAGCCTTGTGGTGCGCCATAACCATTGTGTTCATCACCGCCAAACAAACCCATGCCTGCTGACTTGATGATACTTAACAACTGGTCAGCTTCACCATCTTGTGCTGATACACTTACTGAATCAGGAGAACCTTGTTGACCTTTACTGATAGAAACTGTCATGCCTTCTGAAACTTTTTCTTCGCTTTCAAGTAGTGCATTCAATTGCTTGTCCAATGATTCAAACGCAAATTCTTCTAAATTTGAATCATAGCGTGTTCTATCAGTAAATGTATTTCCACCTACTTTAAACTTGCCACCTTGTGGTGTTCTAGCAAGCCCGGCAGTGAAAGGATTGCCTTCATCCATACCCATGTCATCTGCACCATAACTAGCCATTGTGCCTACTTCGTTTTCACCAAATGCTTGTTGAACAGGCTTTCCTCTTTTTTGTAATGTTTGAATTAAACGACTATTCATATCTTGAGCGCGGCCCATGCCTATTGATGCTAGAGCAGGATGAGCACCCGGAGTCTTATACAAATTGATTTCATCTTGGTATGCTTTGTGTTCTTCTGGAGAAGCCTCATCACCATAATGATCATATTGATTAGATGGACTAGCCACATAAGCCTCGTCTACTTCACCAACTCTTGTACGACCAAGTATTGGCATTTGACCATAGCACTCATCTAGGCCTTCTTTAAAGCCATCATGGTAGCAACGTGCTTCTTCCATATTATCGTGTGTGCAATTGTAAGGCATTTTTCTTAGTGCGTGACTCTTACCTTCAAGTCTTGCTGCTTGTAAATGATGTTCCATACCTTCTTTCACTTTCTTTTTCTCAGTTTTCTTAGCAAAAGGATTTACACCTTTCTTAGGTGCTGCACCTTTTTTCTTTGTATCGTTTGGACCGTTACCATCTTCAGCATAGTCAGGGATACCGTTCTTGTTGGCATCTGGCTTTTTCTTATCGTCTTTTTTGTCATCTTTCTTAGCGAAAGGATTAACACCTTTTTTGCTTTCTAACACACCGCGATTAGCAGTGCTTAGTGGGCTTGATTGTGCAAAATGTTGCGGTTGTTCTGCTTCTGGCAAATTAGGTCTTGCATGTTGACCGTGAACATTTTTAATACTTTGTTTCAAACTGGTAATTTGATCTCTTGATGGCAAGCCTGCTCTTTTGCCCTGAGTGTTTATACTATTTTTAGCCGACCTACGATGCCATTTTTCTAATGGATCACCGGTGCCACTGTGCATTGGGCTTTTTCTGCCAGCGTAGTCATCGGGGTAGTCATTATCGTAAGCATCATCCATGTCAGGGCCAAACGTATGGTCTAGTGGTTCCTGTGTGTACAATTGGTCTTTGTATTTAGGATCACGATACTTAGCTGCTTCTTCTATTTCACTTTCTTTCATTTTTTGAAATTGTGAGCCTGCAATTTTTGTAGCAGCTTCTTTGCCGTACTTAGGTGTCAATTTACGAACCAATGCGTCAAATCCTGTAGAGGCATTGTTATGCTTACCAACATCTCCTGTTTCTTTCATTGGTGCAACTTGTGAGCCTGCACCTGCAGCGGGTGCAGCACCAGGTGCAGTTGGGGCAGCGCCTGGCTTCTGCATTGACATTGTACCATTCTTAGCTGCTTGTACCACTGCTGGATCTTGAGTAGTGATAGCTGGCATATTAGGATTAGCAGGATCTTTAATCATAAAAGATGGCTTTGTTGCCATTTGCTGCTGTTGCTTCTGTTGCGGTGTAGCTGGCATTGGTTGTACTGCTAGTCCTGCTTCGCTTAATGCTTCGTCCATTATATCAAAGTATTCTTTAAGACTATGCTTAACACTAGGCTTGCCAGTTGGCTTAGGTGCTTTACCGACACCCATTGCTTTGTTTAGTGCTGTGCTATCGTACTCTTTTGCTTTGTCAGGATTTGGTGGACGACCTTTGCCGCGCTTTGGTTCATTTGCAAGACCCATTTTACCTAAACTCATACGAGCAATTGGTTTACCATATTGATCAGTAACATCTTCTGATCCATGTTTATTTCCATATCCACCTGGGCCTGCTTTGTGAACTGTACCTTTATCAGTAGCTGTTGTTGCTTCTGATAAATTGTCGAATGATTTTAATATATCTCTGATATCCATTTTCTTTTCCTTAACGGTTATATGCTGCGCCAGTCTTTGGCTTTGGTGGCATTTTGATAGTAGTCATTGGACTCTTATCACCCAACTTCTTATCATCTAAATATGGCTTGAACGGGTCAAACGCATCTTTTGTTTTTGTTCCTGCATATGGAATATCAATCTTAGACTCTTTAGCTTGATCTTTGATTGAAGTTAAATATGAATCTCCATACGCTTTGCTTGCTGCTTTAGCGTCTGGCTGTTGACCCATTTCTTCTTTGTCAAGTAATGGACTATTTTTCATTTCATTTTCATAGCCGGCCATTTCGCTGTCAATGCTATCATCAAAGTCTGTTGATACCATACGCACCATGTTAACATTGTATCCACATAGTTGAGCAAGTTGTTGTACCATTGGCTCTGTAGCTGGGTATCTAAACTCAACTTTAATCAATGTTACGCTTTCATTCTCTAAATTAGGAAATCCATATGGTGACTTCTGTATCGGGGTAGACTTTGGTTCACTGATTTCCACTGGGTCAAACTTGGTTAGATTGTATTTAAACATATCTAAAAAGTTTTTGTCAATGGTGCCGGCAATTTTGATAGTATACTTGTAAGTATGTATACTTTCCATAATATGTTGTTTGAGGCTTCGCATTTTTTATTCCTGTATATATTATTTATCTTTTTAGTCGGATTTCGCTGCCAACATCTTAAGTAACTCATTTCTGTCAAGTTCTCTACCCTCACCTAACGGGGTAGCCTCAATCTCTTTGTCTCTACTTGCTTCTTTTTGATCTAATTGCGCTTTTTTTAGTTGCAAATCAATCATCTTTAACTTCTTATTTAGTTTAGCAGTCTTTGCTGTGATAGCATGTCCTAGCATAGTTCCAGCAACATTGAATATCTCGCTAGCATATCTACTATCAACTTGCATTCCCAAGTCCATCAAGTCTTTATAGCTATCTTGTGCTAGTGTAGCAAGACTATCCATCTCATCGTCAGCAGCTTCTAATCCACGTACTTGTGGTAATGCTTGTTCTATTTTTGATAGACTATCTAATGCTTCAGTGGTAATTTCTTGTGCGTTCTCTGGCGTCGGTTTTGCCAAAGTGTCTATTTCATTTTGGGGAAGTTCAAATAATTCTTCTAGCTTTTTTGTCATAAAAGTATTTAGTTACTTTCGTGACCCGTTTCTAAAAAGGTCATCTTCAGTTATGACTCTAAACGCAAACCCTTGCATTTTACAATATGCAGTAGCAGCGGCCCATTTAGCATGATTTACAGCAACTACTGCTCTATCTCTTGCGCTTGCCGCACGGCTTTCAATTAGACTTTGTTTCTTGGGTTTAATCTCTACTACTTCAGCAATTGCTTTTCCATACTTGTTTTGATAAACAACAAAGAAGTCTGGAATATAGTTATGCACTTTACCATCTAATGGACTACGATAAGGAATAGACATTGATTCGCTAGCCCAATGTGTTACGTTATTATGTGTATCACAAAAGGTCATGAATGTTAATTCCCATCCTGAACGGTATTTAGGTTTATGTTTCCCTACATATTTTTGTGGGTTTTTAGGAGTATATATGCCTTGTGCCCAGTTACCCATGATTATTGTACGATATTACGTGCTACGGGTAAATTAGGTTTTGGTACTGTACCTATACCATAAAGAGATGTTTTGCTTTTGAAACTATTCATATAGTAAGCAAAAATTTGATTCATCTCCATCTTTTTTTTGCCTTTTATTTGGTCTAACAAATCAAGTGCATCTATTCCGGTTTCTTGTGATATTCTGAATAACACCGCAGTGAAATTATTTGCAATATTTTTTGTAGCACAAATTGATAGAAAATATCCACGAACGATATCATATTCGTTTCCGTTTATAGTTAAAGTGATGGCATAAAAGGAGTCAAATATTCTAACCGTTTGATCCATTGAAGTGCGTTGATCTAGTATTTGTGGCATAATAAATTAATAGTTTATACTATTTATCTGCCGCCTCGCGGGGAATTAGTAACTCCGCTATTACTAGTACCCGCATAAGGAGCTCCGCCGAGTTGTTGAGGGGTAGATTGTGCATTACTTGGTGGTGCTCCGGCGGTGCCACTAGTTTGAGGTGCTGCCCCAAAGATAGGGGTACTAACAATTAAATTTCTATTAGGGGTTTGTCCAACTGCATTTATTATACCGGCAGTAAGTTCTGATTTAACCAGACTGCCTAAATTAGTATTTTTAAATGTGTTATATGCTGTCCCTGCTTTTTGAATAGCACCTAGTAGGTTTACTTCTCCGGTGACTGGATCAGGAGTTAAATTATTGATAATACCACCTGCTGCATCTAGTAATCCGCCTTGACCTAATATAGTTTTATTAGCGCCTGGTCTCATTATTGGACTAGGCGTTCGATCATAATTAGCATCATCACCAAATCCAGTAACAATATTTCCCGGTGCCTTTCCGCTTAATCCACCATCATTGTATACTACCGTTTCATAATCGATAGACATTTGATGTTCCATAGTACCAGTACCTTGAGCATAGTCATATGTATCGTGTGTAAATCTAGTTATGACTGGGTTAATCAACGTGTAGGCAGTCCAATTATGTTGACTTAGACCAAATACAGTTATTTGTTTAAAGAAAGGTATTTTTGAACCAGACGGGTCAGGAGAGTCTCCTGAATATCCCCAATTGTCATTGCCTGTTATAGACGGTTTATATTGATTACGATTGTTATATGTAGCATCAGTAGAGAATGGATATGCACCACTAACTAATTTTCTGGGAGGGGCACCGGGTGCACCTGGCAACACAACTTGAGGCACAGTACCATCAGCATAATAATAATTGTAATATGCTTTCCACAAACTTCTTATTGTGCCACCTGAATTTGGAGTATTAGGTGCAGTGCCGTGATCATCATGGAAAGTAATATCTATGGTATCATATTTTATTTTTGATTGAACCAATCTTTTGCGATTATATTGATTCATTACCGCTACGTCAAAAGTAAAACTAGGGAGTTTTACTGTTTTAACTAGAATACCAAAATTAGATCCTGTACTAATACCTTCGCCGTATGCTGCTGGATTTATTTCAAAATATGTATGAAATAGATATTTAAACTTAGGAGCGTTTTGATATGAATTAGGTCTAAATGTCTTACTAGCATGAGTATAATCCCGTAGGTAATCGCCGCCGAAAAATGTTCCGGCGGCGCCTTTAAGTAAGTCTTGAAAAAATCCAGACATGCTAGATTTATTTAGCGTTGATTATGAACCAGCGCCAATACCTGTAGATAATGAACCTGCTGTTCTACCGATAGTAGCACCTACACCAGAACCAATTGCAGATTGAATTGCATTATCAAAGCGTATTGTCAATGATATTGTCACAACCTCATTTGTACCATAGTTCAATGTGTTGTAGTTAGCTGTTTGCAAGAAACATCCATATAGTTCCCATGTCTCTAATACTACAGGAGCATTTGTACCATTACCACCATCTAAAATTTCGATGTTGGTTTGGAATTTATAGTCTTGTCCTGATGCAGCACTTGCCATTTCAACAAAGTCTAATTGCTTCTGTAGTTGTTGACCAACTAATTTTGAAACGCTACCAGTTGCGTCATCACGAATGTTGACTGACATTGTTTGCCAAGCATATTTACCTGCCAAATACATTGTTGAATTGTATACTGGTAGTGTAATTTCTTGGAACTGTACTTGTGGACGTGAGCAGTCAATAACTTGTTTAGTTAACTCTACTGTACTTGTGTCTGTTCCAAAATTCAAAAAGTTTACTCTGAATCTGAATTGTAGTTTTGGCATTAGTAAGCCCTGATTGCCACCGGCATTATCAGATGCTACTGTCATGTTGAACAATGATTGTGAGGCTGTTGCCATTTTATATATCTCCTGTTAATCTTATTTATCTTAAATAAACAGATAACCCCTTTCGGGGTTATCCTAGCTTATTATAATGATGCTATCTCACCTGTGTTTAGAACACGAACCGGGATGTAAATGAATTCAGCGGCTTTCACTGGTTCAAGTGCAACGTCAATCCAAAGTTCATTTCTATCGATTCTTGCTGGGGTATTGTTACTTTCGTCACAAATTACCAAGTAATCATAGATACCGCGTTTAGCAACTAAATCAACCATCAATGTTTGAACCACACCTGCGATTTGATTACGAGTCAATGCATCGTTAGGTTCAAATACAAACGGTCTTGCTGCTAATGTTAATTGTCTACGTACATAAGCAATTAGTCGTGCAACGTTAACTCTATCTAATGCGCTAGAACTGTTATAACTTGTCTTGTTACCATAATTTAGTAACCCAACGCCTGTAAAGAATACCAACGGATTGATAAAGTTAATGTACAATACATCACGAATACCAATTTGTGTCTTAGTAGTAACAAACTCACCAGTAGCTGAATCAATATAACCAATGTTTGTAGCATTGTCAATGATACCGCGGCGTGTGCCTGCTGCTGCTAACCAAGGATAGCTGATGGTGTCATTACGTAAGAATGTACGCAACATCATGTGACTTGGAGGAACAGCAACTAAGTTACCACTTAGGTCACTTGTGATACCACTTGGATAGAACAACCCTAAGTATGTATTACGTGTTACACAACCTTCTTCGCCTGTGCTTGTTGCACCTGCGGCGTTAGTTGCCCATGCTTGAATATCAGTAGCACTTGGAGGCAATCTCATTGGAGTGTCACCAATAATATAACCTGTCTCACCGCGATCCGCATTCAATACAACCATGTTAGGTTGTAATTCTGGATAGTTAGGTGTAGCCATTAAGTTGAAGAAGTTATCTTCGTCGCGGATATCAGTATTAGTGTCAATCGCTGAACGCAATGATTTTACAACCATATTACGTTGTGCTTGGCGACCCATATACGGACTGCCGTTACTTTGTAATCCACTTTGACTTACCCATGTATAGCTAACCAATGGTAAGTTATCTATGTTAGTAGGATCCCCTGCATCATATGATCCGGCATTTGGATAATTAGCACTTGTAAAATATCCTGTTGTGAATTCTTTTACATTGTATCCTGAACGGCGTGTGTTGAACAACAACATACCTGTTGGGTATGCAGCTGGATTCGGAACATCTAAATCAACATAATCACTAATTAACAAACTCTTGATAGTTGGAATCGGATCATCAACTGGGTTGATTGCACCAGAACTGCTCCAACGTGCATCATAGAATGCTACACCTTTGCTGCTAGTTTGATCTGCATTGTCAATCAATACCCACTGATCTACAGACTCAACACTTTGCCAACGACTAATAACCGGATACATTTCTAAATCAGTTGTGTTGATCCATAAATCACCGTATGCTAATGCAGTTGTGCCGTCACTTTGAGTTGTTGGTTCAGTTGCAGCAATTATAGGACCATTTGGATCTGTTGCATTACTGCCTGTTGCTGATGGGAAACCAGTAGAATCGTAATTTATATTTCTATAACCATTCCATTGACCATTAGCTTGCACTAGTATATCAACTTGGTCAATAACACTGTAGAACCAGTTTGTACCATTTGTTGGAGTTGCTACTGGGGCACCTTCGTTAGCAGTAAAGTCTAATTCTACCCAATTACTACATTCTACTGAATAATTAATACTAGAAGTACCTGAAACCCATGCAGTTGCGGTTACTGGACCAGTTGCGCTGTCACCTGATATAGCAGTAACTTGAACTACTAAATCGTTTGCCGGGCTTGTTCCACCTAATTGTGTACCCAAGAACGTTAATTGATCACCTATTGCATATCCAGTTCCAGCGGTTGCTACACCATTACCATTTAATACATACTTTCCATAATTGCCTGTTATAGTTACCGTTGCATTAGTTCCTGTAGCACTATCAGTGGAATTAGGAGTAACTGATGTAAAAGTAACAGTTGGTTGATTTCCATATTTAGTAAATAGTGTATCCCCTACTATGAATCCAGCTTGATCTAAAATACCTGCAGAATATCCTTTAAGTGCGCCCGCAGTTTGAATAACATCATTCATTACAATTACACCGCCTAGGGTGTGTTGTAGTTGAATTGCGCCGTCAGTAGTAATGCTTGCACTAGTATTAGGTATACCTGATGATTGCCATGCAGTTACAAAATCTGTGTTATCCATTCCGTCCTCAACTACAAAGCTATACACTGCTGATAAATTAGTGGAACCAGCTGCGCTTACTTGAACATACAAAGATACATCTGGATTAGTCATGGTCATTGTACCAGTTGCATTAGCTAATTGGAATGTACTTCCACCTAGGGTAGCAGAAATTGTTACTGCGGTTGCAGTTGGCTTATCTAAGATATAATATGTAGTTTCAACCACTACATTACCAAAAACACTGCCTGTAAATACTACCGGGTCACCAATATTAAAAGCAGCAGAACTTGCTACAGTAATTTGATCACTTGATGCTGTTGTTGCAGTACAACTAGTAGAACTAGTAAGCCCAGCAAATACAACATCAGTTGTTGTTCCTGTTACTACTGTTGGGCCAGATGCTAATCTTTCCCATAAGTAAACCGGACCTGCATTAAATTGTCCATTAAAATTATATTGACCATAAACTTCACCTGCTGCAATCAATGCTCCGCCTGATGGATCTAACGTAGCGGTAACTGACCAATCAGATTGAGCCAATGATACAGATTTTGCAACCCATGATGCAGTTGTAGTACTATATCTAGATACAATTGGTTCCAATCCGTTTCCAGAAGAACCAATTTTCATCCAAATAGAACCAGTTGGACGAGGAGTTGTTTGACTACTAGACCACAATGGCATCTGAGATGAAGTGCCGTACTGTAATATTGGTTGATAAACGTTTGTTGATAAAGGAAGTCCCATTGCAGTTGCCGGTGTTCCTGTAGTATTTGTTATAGAGAAATAACCAAGACTTGTTGAAGTTTGTACAGAATAAATCAACAATCTACCTGAACTTACTCTTGCTGAAATAATGCCTAATCCTACATCATTAATAGCACTTGCAACTCCTTCAACAGTATTATCTGCTGGAACTTCTATTACAATGTTGTATATACCACTTACATTTATAGTAAATGTATTAGTTGCAATTAATGTAGGATTACTTACAGTACCTTGAATTGTAGGAACAGAAGCCATCCATTCATTTGATCCCAATGGAACCCAAGTATTATTGTAATTCTTTAAAAAGAATTGGTGTGTTGTAACAGGGGCGCCTGTTCCAGTCACTGTTGCATTTACTGCATAACTTCCAATGTTACCAATACTATCTAATGGATATCCACCTCCAGTTAATGAAGCTGCATCACTAATAACAAGAGGAGATACTGGGACAAATTGTCCTGTTGTTGCATTGAATATATTTATACCCCAAGTTGAAGTAAGAGTATCTAACCAATATGCGCCGTCAGCAGGGGCACCTGTTGGACGTGCTGTTTGTCCAACTAAACTTGCTAAATCAATATCAGCACGTAATACATAACAACGGTTAGTAACGCCTAATAATGAATATGCTGCTAATAAACCATATTCATTTAATTCGTAACCTTGAATTGGTGTTCCAGCTGTTGTAGTATAGAAGAATGGTGTTCCATACAAACTTACTAAATCTCTTTGGCTTGTAACTTGATACAACTTATTTGCATTTGCAGCAGTTGTAGCGGGTGCTACGCCTGTACCTGTTGGATTGGCTTTGTTTTGCGCTGTAGCTAATACTACTAGCGGAACAGAACCAGCAGCCGCTGGTAAATATTGACTCTGGTCAATGATCGTTACTTCTACGCCGGGTGATGTTAATGCC